CCAGAGTGGACTGTTAATATATCAAATTTTTTATCTAATGCTACCCATTTTGGAAGACTCCCAATTATTGGATATTGTCACTGGACTGAAACTAAAGAGTTCGCAAAATATGCTAGAACGTATTTGTCATATAATTTACAAGGAACATTGGAGATGTTGGAGTGTGGATTAAATACTCAAACACAAATAAGAAATATTATTAATAATGAAGCATCTCAGTGGTTTAATTCTGAAACTATAAAGAAATTATCTTCTATTATGAAACCACATTATATTGGTGTAAATGATGAAGATATCGCGAAAGATATATGTAAAGAACCAAATAAAACAATTGTATTTAATCATCGTTTAAATAACTATAGAAATTATCCGTTTTTTCTAGAAGCGATACGCGAGTTAAGAAAATTGAGACAAGATTTTACTGTCTGGTGTTCTTTAGCAGATAAAAAGGATGAGGAATATTTTGACATAGAGGGGGTATCATTAAAGGAACCTTATTTAGCAAAATTAAATAAAAGCTATCTTGGAATTTTATGTGGAAACCGCTGGGCTATATCCGCTCAAGATGGAATGGCACAAGGATTACCATATCTATATGAAGAGAGTGAAGAAAATGCAGAATTGTTTGGTGGATTAGATTCACCTCTGAATATGTCAGGAAAATTTAAAACAAAAGATGACTTGGTTAGTTTAATGAATCATTATTTAAATGATCTGGATGATAGAAATATGTTTGCAACAGCTACTTTAAATTATTCAAAAGATGTGATGGCGTGGTCAAATAGAATCAAATCATATAATGATATGATTAATAAGGCGACTACTGGTTTGACTCCTGTAACAGAAAAGAGTGAAGCAATTAAAAAAATCTTGACATTTATTGATAGACATGGTAAAGTAAGTAAGAATGAAATTATGAAACATATTGGGTGGGGAGTTGGTATTACATTTTCACCATATAGACAATATTTAAGAAATCATCCTACAATAGAATTAGAGTGGGATGGACAAACTGAATATTATTGTTATAAGGATGATGATGGAATTACCAGTTGATTATACAAAATTAAATTCAAAGAAGAAAAAACAAGTCAGAGAACATTACGTTGAATTACAAGAAAGAAAATGTTATTATTGTAATCATGATTTACAAGAGAAACCACCATCAATTATAACAGAGAAAAAAATAGATTGGAAATATTTTCCACCGTTCTTTATGAGATGGCCAATCCATTTACAACACAATCATGAAACGAATATGACAGAAGGCGCAGTTCATGCCTATTGTAATGCGGTAATGTGGCAGTATGAGGGTAAATAATAATGAATCCATTTGAATTTATAAATGATATAAATTTTGGAAAAAAGAATCTTTTTAAAGATGATGATAAGAATATCATTGAAAAGGATTATAATTCTTTTATTATCAATAGGGGATTAAGTTATTTTGTTGATACAGTTCTTTATGCAAATGAGATGAATCTTAGACATGAATCGAGCAAAAGGATGCAGAATGATTATTTATTATATTCTATTAGAAAAAAGAAAAGATTTTCAAAATGGGCTAAATCAGAAAAATTAGAAAGAATAGAAACAATAAAACAATATTTTAATTATTCTAATCAGAAGGCAAAAGAGGCATCTGATATAATATCTGATAATCAATACAATGAAATAAAACAGGCATTTGAACAGGGCGGAACTACCAAAAGTAAGTAAATTATAAATAATTTCATATAATTATTATACTATTGGGAGTCATAATGTTTAATACTGTCGAGGATTTAATTGAGATTGAATTGGCGAATCCAGACGATTTCTTAAAAGTTAAAGAGACGTTAACCAGAATAGGTATAGCGTCGAAAAAAGAGAAAATCCTCTATCAATCTTGTCACATCCTCCATAAACAAGGAAAGTACTACATTGTCCATTTTAAGGAATTATTTTCCTTAGATGGTAAACCTTCGAATTTTTCCGAAAATGATAAAGCGAGAAGAAATACTATCGCTTGTTTATTAGAAGAATGGGAATTATTAGAAATTGTTGATGTAGATAAAATAAAAGATGATAAAGTATCATTGAATCAATTAAGAATAATTTCTTATAAAGAAAAAGACCAATGGTCATTGATGCCAAAATATAATATTGGAAATAAGCGAAGGAGTGAAGATGGCAATACCGAGTCTGAAATACTATAAAGAGTCTGAAAATATTTTAAGTCCAGAATTTGGAACTACTGGTTCTGCGTGCTTTGACATATATTCACATTTTGATGATGGACACATATCTTTATGGTTAGATGATAAAGAAGCAAAACAAGCAAGACAAACTAAAAGAGATTCACAAGGCAATATATATGTACTAATATACCCACAAGAGCGTATGTTAGTTCCTACAGGGCTGACTTTTGATATTCCAAAAGATCATTCTGTGAGAATTCATATAAGATCTAGTGTTGCATTAAGAGATGGATTATTGTTAGGAAATGGAGAAGGAGTAGTCGATAGTGATTATGTAGATCCATGTTATTTAATATTGTATAATGCAAATAACACCGCCAGACAAATTTATAATAATACTAGATATGCTCAAGGAGAATTAATTAAAAATTATAAATATTCATTAACGGAAGTAAAAGACGCACCAAGTCAAAAAACTGAAAGAGATGGTGGGTTTGGTTCAACAGATGTAAAATCTGAACTTTCTAAAGGTCCTTCTACCGGAACTTCTGGACTTGCGATATAAATAGATTATGAAAAAAGAATTTAAACTAACAGTTAAAGGATCTGGCACTTATGTTGCGGATTCATTTATAGAATTAATCTGGATAGTTTTCAAACATCGTTGCGAACATTTCTTCAAAGGAGAAGGTTGGCGCGACTGAGGTTGTTCATAGTGAAGACCTCATAACTCAAACCCACTGCCACGTGCTATGGAGTGGGTAATTTATTAACCTCGCTTTATAAGGAGGATATATGGTAACAACTAGCGCACTCGCGAATTTTCCATTCGCACGACCCCAAGATATAGAAAGAGCATTAAATGTTTCTGTCGGATTTGATGGAATATTTAATCGTTTATTTGATGATCTTGGTACAGTTCATCATTCAATCAATAGTGGTGGATTTCCCCCATACAATCTCAAAAAAGATGGATATAAGTATCTAATTGAAATGGCTGTAGCAGGCTTTTCAAAAGATGATATTTCCGTTCATGTTGAGAATGGTGTATTAACCGTTTCTTCTAAAGAGAAACAAACTGTAAATGAATCCCATGAATTTGTACATCAAGGAATTGCAACAAGAACATTTAAACGTTCTTGGACAATTGCCGATGATGTTGAAATAAAAGATGCGGATCTTGTTGATGGTATGTTAACAATACATTTGGAGCAAATCATCCCTGATTACAAGAAACCACGTGAGATCCCAATCGGCGGAAAAGCAAGAAAAGCTATCAAAGGCTGATTATACAGTCGAGCCCATAGAAACAAGAGCAGCATTGGATATAGTGATAAAAAATCATTATCTTCACCGTATTGCCCCATGTTCTAAGGCTTATGGCATTTTTGAAAAAGGTGGGTTCTTTGGAGGAACATTAAAGGGTGTTGTTTGCTACGGAGTTCCCGCCTATAATCCAATCCTCAAATCCCTTTGTGGTGCGGATGAAATGAATAATATCTATGAGTTGACGAGACTCTGGATAGACGATGCTGTACCCAAAAATGGAGAAAGTTTTCTTATCTCAAATTCTATTAAAAAATTGGATAAAGAGATTATAATATCTTATGCCGATTCATCAATGAACCATTTGGGCACAGTTTATCAATCATCAAATTGGTATTATATAGGAATGAATAAAAGACATACTTCAGATCTTGCAATAAAAGGAATGGATTTACATCCAGCAAGTATTACTGATAAATTTAGAGGACAAAAGAACAGAGTAGAAAAGCTCATAGAGATGTTTGGAGAAGAAAATATATATAGAAGAGAGAGATCATTAAAGTTTAGATATGTTGTCTTTAATGCAAATAAAAGACGTAAAAAGGAACTAATGAAAAAATTAACTTATAATATTTTGCCATATCCAAAAGAAATTGAAAAAGGAGACAATGATGGAAGACTTACGACTAAGTAAGAATTTTCACTTAAATGAATTCATAAAAAGTGCTACAGCAGAAAGATTAGGAATTGATAATTCCCCTGCAACTACTGAACATTTAATTAATTTATCAGTACTTGCTCATGCAGTATTGCAACCAATAAGAGAAGTTCACGGAGTTATTACTTTAAATTCTGGATATCGTTCACCAAAATTAAATAAGGCGGTAGGGGGAACCGCAACTAGTCAGCATTGTAATGGAGAAGCTGCCGATTTTGAAAGTTATCAAATTTCTAATCCAGAACTTGCTAAATGGATAGCAGATACTCTAGAATTTGATCAATTAATTCTTGAATTTTATAATGGTGTAGATCCTAATTCAGGATGGATACATTGTTCTTATAAAAGAGATGGATCAAATCGAGGGAATTGTTTAACAGCCTTAAAGCAAAAAGGAAAAGTAAAATATGTCAAAGGCCTTATGGGAATCTAAAAAGATTTTATTGTCTTGACAAAGAGTCTTCTATTTGATATAATATATTATGTACACTAGAAATACACATAAAAAATATAAATGAAATTTTATACAAATGTTTCACAGTATGGAAACTTTGTTCTTGAGCGTGGTATTGAGAATGGAGAACCATTTAAAAATAAGATAGAATACGCCCCAACACTTTTTATCCCTTCAAAAGAAAAATCAAAATATAAAACTCTTAGTGGGAAATCAGTATCCAAAATGAAATTTGGAAACATTGCTGATGCCAAAGAGTTTATGAATAAGTATGATACTGTAGAAAATTTTGAAATCTACGGATATACTAGTTGGATGTATTGTCATCTTTCTGATGAATATCCTAAAACAATTGCATATGATTTTAATCAAATTAAATTAATGTATATTGATATTGAGGTTGCTTCTGAACATGGATTCCCAAAACCGGAAGAGGCAAAAGAAGAGATTACCGCAATATCAATGAAATGTGGAAAAGATTTTATTGTAATTGGTTGTGGAGATTATAATAATACAAGAGAAGATATTGAGTATGTTAAATGTGAATCAGAAAAAGAATTAATTTATGCATTTGTAGAACATTGGAAAAGAATATCTCCTGATATTATAACTGGATGGAATATTAAGTTTTTTGATATTCCATATATTGTGAATAGACTTGTAAATTTGTTTGGTGAAAAATATATAA